CTCACTAATGTGCCACGTAAGCACTCACTAATGTGCCACGTAAGCACTCATTAACTCATCCCGTCACGTGCTCCGTCACGGCCAGGGTCTTCTGGGCGGTGAACACCACCAGGCCTTGCAGCGACTCGTCCAGCAACGGCTCCGCCACGCTCGTCGTCAGCTCTTCACCGATCCAGACGAGCACGCTCTGGCTGCCGCTGTCGGGGTCGCTGATGGCAACCGGAATCGTCACCGTGCGGAATATGCCGTCGATCTGCTCCAACATGTCGTCGAAGGCCGCCCCACCCTGCTGCTCGTCGGCAGCGATCCAGTAGATGTCGAACCGCACCTGGTGGCTGATCTCTTTGCGCCCCGCGCCGCGCGAGAGCGTGAAGCGGCGCTCTTTGCTCTCCGGCACGTTGATGGTGATGACCGCTTGCTCCCCGACAGCGATCTCGCGCGGCCGCTGCGTCACGACCACGCAGGGCACGGGCACGTCCAGCAGCGCCATCGCTTGCCGGCAGTACGCCTTCACGGCCAGCCGGCTCATGGCGCGTCACCGCCCATCAGGCCGATCAAGCGGCGGCCGTCGTCACGCAACAGCAGCCGCAACGCCGGCGTCGACCGCTGCACCGCCCGCTCCGGGAACCGGTTCGGCTTCGTCCCCGGGTGCTGCACGCGGCGGACCGGATGCCGGGCTCCCGGCCAGAAGAGGGCGTGCTTCGTCCGCGGCACGATCACGTGAGGCCGGGTGCCATCCACCAGCAACTTGCCGTAAGCGAGGCCGTAGAAGCCCTGCCCATTCGCGCCACTCGCCCGGGCGATGATGGAAGCGCGCAGCGTCCCCGTCCTCACCGGCGCCACCGCTTTCAGTGCGTCCAGGAGCACCTGCGTTGCAGACTGCGCTAACGCGCTGGAGTCGGTGGCCAGCCGTGCTGCCTCTCGCGCCCCCTTCGCCGCCCGTTCAATCTGCCCAAACGCAATCGTCAAGCCCAATTCATCAGCCACGACGCCCCCTCATGTGCCACTTGTGTACTCATGCATGTGCCAAGGAAGCACGCACTAATGTGCCACGTCAGCACTCATTAATTCACAACAGCCGGCGATAGTGATCGAGCACCTGTTGCGCCTCCAGCGGAATCTTCGCTGCCGCCGGTTGAGCCGGTGGCAAATTGCCGCTGATACCGCCTGTGCGCCCCATGACCAGCGCGTTGGCGCCGCGCACCTCCAGCAACGCTTTGCAGATCAGGAGGACCGCCTGCTTCACATCCGCCGGCAAAGCCGACACGGCAACGTCGTACGGTTGCGCCGGCGCCGCCGCCGGGCGGACGATCGGCGTGTGCGCGAACATCGTTCCCGCCGTCAGCGCCACGTTGGCTGGGCCGGTGACGGCGCTCCAGTTCCCGGCCACACTGACCTGCTCCGTGTTTCCCTCGTCGTAGACGGTCAGACGGCTACCGGGGACCATGCCGGTAGCGTCCGCCACCGGCAGCAATGTCGCGCCGGTCACGAGAGGCGAAGTCAAGAGCGTGTTCGGCCAGCCGTTCAAATACGTGTATTGCACCCGCAAGGGCGGCATGCCGCGCTGGGGGAACGCGCTCGGATAGACGATACGCTCCCGAAAAAGAATCAGCTCGGTCACGGCCACTGATGTCCAGGCCGTTCCACCCGTCGCGGGATAGGCGTACTGGAAGCTCTCCACGGTGAGTAGCGGCCAGTAGTCGGTATGGACCCACAGGTAGCCGTTGTGATCGATACCGGCCAGGCCGCTCCCCGTCCACTTCTCCTCGCTATCGACCGTTGCTCCCAGCACCTGCTGGCAGTGACTGTCGGCCAGCGCCGACGCGCGCAGGATGATGTTGGTGAGCTCTTCGTAGGTCTGCTGCCCGGTGACGCCAGCCGGTCCGCCGGCGCTGCCCGGTGGGACGCTGCGCAAGGCCAGGCCCAGCGGCGCGTTCAATAGTTCCACCACCGTGAGATACTGGCTCGCCACCACAGCCACTCCTTATATACATATGCGCGTGTACGCCCTCGGCAATGTGCCACGTAAGCACTCATTGCCCTATAGAAAGCACCTGATCCGAAAGAACCGCGCCGGCGTGTGCCCACCCGACGCCACGACACTCAACTGCACGCGGTACTCGTAGCCCGCCGTCAGCACGTTTGCCGGCACAGTGATCCCCACCTGCCCGGCACTGGCGCCGCTGCCCAGGAACGGCGACCCCGCCGCTGCCACCGTGGCAGTGACGTCCTTCGTGTCCGTCGGATAGCGCGGGTCATATTCCAATACCGCCGCCGCCGGACTGCTCAGCGTCTCCCCGCCCGCCAGCTCGGCCGTTGGGTCCCAGTAATACGTCGTCGCCCCACCGCTCGCCTGCTCGGTTGGTGAGCCGGGGAGTTCTAATTGGGAGATGATGGCCATGGGTGTCCTCCTGGTCGTTGGTGGCCTCCTACCCACTCCCCCCTAACTCGCAAACACCCTCCGCGGCGTCCCCGCCATACTCCGAAACACCCGTGTCGGCGGCTGCACTACGTCGTAGATCAGCCAGTGCTCCTCGGCATTCACGAGGGTCCAGGTCAGCGTATAGGGTCCGCCCGCTACCACCATCTGCACGCCGGTCGACTCGTTGATGAGCACGTAGCGATGGCCGGTCAGCATGCCGCGCAGCGGGATGGCCACGGCGTCGCCGGGTTGCCCGTTGGCAGTCAGGCGCAGGGCCAGGGTGTTCGGGTTGTAGAGCCAGTCCATCACTCGGTCGTACTGCGCCGGCCACAGCCCGCTGAATTGCGTCAGCAGGAACCAGTAGGCGTAGGCTGCCACGAACTGGTGGTTCGGCTGCTCGTCGACCAGCAGCCCTCGCTTCGCCCGGCCGGCGGTGAAGCTGTTGTGGTAGATGCCCCACGGCCCCGCAACCTCCCGCGGGATCGCCCCGTTGGCGACCGTCCCCGGCAGGATCAGCGCGTTCTTTACAGCCAGGCCCAGGACGGCCTGCAAGAGTTGCACCTGGCTGAGGGTCGTCGTCTGGCCCGCCGCAACCAGCCCGCCGGCATCACCGCCGTTCTCCAGCAGCAACGGGCCGATGTAGACGCCCCACTGCACCCCGGCAAAGTCGTTGTAGTCGTTCGGCCCCGTCGTGCTCACCAGCAACTGCTTGCTGCTGCCGTTCCAGGGCGTGCCTTCCACCGCGACCCAGCCCAGCGGACGCTTGTTGAAGTCCGCTGGCATATCCGTCGCGTAGTACTGGTTGCCGCTGCCGAAGCCGAAGGCGAACAGCGCGTTCTGGCCCAGGGTGGCCAGGGCCTGCGCGGTCGGGTAGGGGGCGCTCGCCGGTAACTTTGCCTGCCGCAGGCGGTTGCGCAACAGGTCCTCGGCGAAGCCCAGCCCGCTGTAGAAGCCGAAGTAGGCGCTGCCCGTCCCCACCCAACCCGTCTGGTAGGCGTAGTTCGCCGCCGGGTAGCTCGGCGTCGTGTAGGTCGTATCCCCGCCGGCCGCTCCGCCGTCGCCACTGGTCGCAAAGGCTACTGCCAGGTCCACCAGCGGAGACTTCAGGCCGGCCGGCTGCCCCGGCACCTGATTGGCGTTCGGCGTCCCGTCAAACGCCACGTGGTTGGCGCTGTTCCACCAGGTCTGCCAATCCGCAAACAACTTGGTCAGCGCTGCGTTGTCGCGCCCCGTGACGATGAAATACTCCAGCAGGCCCAGCAAGGACCCCTGGATCTGGTCAGTCGAGACGTAGTTCGCCCGCACGCCGCTGCGGTTCACCCAGAAGGGCATAAACCCCAAAGAACCCGCAGCCGCCCCCGCTGTTGATGCGCTGACGTACCAGCGCAGGTAGTAGTTGTTGACGATCCAGGCCGCCTGTGTCAGGTAGGTCTGGTCGCTGGTCATACGGTAGAGCCAGCAGAGGCCGGCCAGCAGCAGACCCGAGCAGTAGCTGTGGTCGCTCTCTGTGTCGAGGGCGACTTCCGCCACAGCCCCCGTGAAGGCGTTCACGCCCGTCACCGCCCCGAAGTTCGGCTGCGCAGAGTCCGTCTGGTAGCCGCCCGCCGGGATGGCGATCCCTGTTGTACTGCCGAAGAGGTACTGCTGCACCGCCGGTAGCGCCGCCATGATATCGACCGGTAGTGGGTCGCCCGTGCGTCGCCCCTGCTGGTAATAGTCGTTGCTGGAGTAGACGTAATTGCAGGCGCGCAGCGTGTCGATCTCCGCCACACCGTGCGTCCCCGGGTTGACGAACAGCTCCACCTGCACACCCGTCACGTGGGTCAGGTCCACCCCGGTGAAGGCCGAAAGCGCCTGGCGGATGTAGTTCCACGTCCCGTCCACCACCGTCGATGGCGTGATCGTGCCGTTCCCGCCCGTTGTCTGCAGTTGCACCGCCAGCCGGTTGACGTTCGCCGCCAGCCCCGGCTCCAGGAACAGGTCGCAGCAGAGAAACTGTGCCGCGCTGATGTTCACTGGCGTTGACAACGTACATTGCAGCGCCACGCTCACGCCGTAGATCGACGTCTGCGCCGCCTGTCCCGTGAAGGTGTATTGCAGCGTCTTCGTGCCGCCGCCGTTTCCCTGCGCCGTCCCCGCCCGCGCCGCCGCCGCCAGCCAGCTCGCGGCGTAGCCCGCGCCGTTGTCGCCGTAGAACGACCACTTCGCCCCATTATCGGCAAAGTCGTCCAGGGTGATCACGCCCGCCTCAGCCACGGCAATGTGCCACTTGAGCACTCATTGCATGTGCCACTTGAGCACTCATTGCTCTTCCTTTGTCTTGTCCTGCTCCCAGGCCGCATACCGCGCCTGCAGTTCTGCCGCATCGAAGCCCGCGTAGCCGCGTTGGTACACATGGAACATCGGGGCCTCCCGTGCCGCCCGCCGGCCGTAGCCGGCGAGCTCCTCCGGTAAGGTGATGACGCCGTCGCGGTCCGGCCGGAACGAGCGCCCATCCGGGGCGTCCAAACCGGCGCACCGGTCGTCAGTGGTCAGTCGCAACGTGCTCACTCCGTTCGCGGGGTCGGGGGAGACGTAGGGGCGGGTTTCAAACCCGCCCCTATAATGTGCCACTTGAGCACTCAATAATCTATCCGTTATTGATCGCGTACAGCGCCCCCTGGATCGCCGGCAGGTACAGCTTCAGCGCCCCATAGAAGCGCACCTCCACCTGCCAGACGGGGTTGCTGCTGATCGGAGGGTAGTCGATCTCCGTGTAATCCTGCGGCAGGTCCATCTCCCACACCGTGGGGATATCCGTCGGCACGTACCAGCCCGGCAGCTTGCTGGACAAAAAGAGCATCAGCCCTTGCGGCACCGTTGGGTGGACGCGCACCGGCAGTTCCGTGCCGGTGGCCGGGTTGGTGAAGCGCGCCACGCGGAAGTTGGCGACAGCGTTGTTGACCTCGCCCTGGTTCACCAGCACCTGGTACGGCGTGCCGGCGCCCAGTGTGATGTTTGTCAGCTTCACCGACTCCTGCACGTTGCACCAGCAGGCATCGGGGTCGGCCCGGCTGGTGTTCCACATGGATTTCAGCAGCCCGGTGATGCCGACGGATGTAAGCGCGCCGCCCTGCTTGGTCAGCGTCGCCCCGTTGCCGCCCCACATCTGGCTGTAGATGCCATTGAAGGCCAGCCCCGAAGCCGTAGCGTCGGCCACCGGCGGGTTGGCGCCGCTCGACGCCGCGCTGGTGATCACCAGCGGGTCGCCGTTGCTGAACCAGAGCAGACTTCCACCCGGCAACTGCCCGCCGGAGAGCGCCGCCGCCACGTTGCCGGCAGCGACGAGGTAGTAGGTACCGCCGCTGGCCGTGGACATGTACAGGTTGAAGCCGATCACCGGCTGCCCCGCTGGGAACACCGGCGTAACGGTGATGCTGTTGGTGCTGCCGGCGCCCGTCGTCACCGTAGCCGGCGCCGCGCTGGGCAGGCTCTCGCCCATCGGCGTGATGACCGTCTGCTTGAAGTAGTAGGCGGTGGTCGCCGGCAGGGTGCCGCCGCTGGTCGACGTAGTCGGCGTCGCCAGGTTCGGCGCAGTGCCGGCCGCGCCGGGCGCCTGCTCCTGCGCGCTGGCCGTGCTGTTCTGCCCGAACAGAATCGCGTTCTCCTCGGCGATCATCGTGGCCCGTAGGAGGTTGGTCACGGCAAGCGCCTTGAGGTCCGTAAAACCGACCCCGGCCCACTCGCTTTCCATCGTCACGCTGTCGCCCAGCGCGAAGCTGCGGTAGGTCGCGGCAATGTCGCTCGTGTTCGTGGCAATGAGGCTTGCTGCGTTGCCCTCCGCCACGAAGCCGGAGAGGCCACCGGTGTTGATGCCGGTGACGGCCTTGTACTCGACGCGCTTGCCCTTGCCCTTGACCCGGCTGGTCATGTTGCGCACCGGCGTCAATTGCGGGAACAGCGAGTGCAGCATCTCCAGGTTATAGGCCTGGAAGCCGTTGCCGACATTCCATGCTTTGGCAGCGTCCGCCTGCAACAGCGCCTTCGGGTCACTCAACACCGCCGACCGATACGCCGCCAGCGTCTGCTGAATCTCCGCGTTCATCGATACCATCTGTTTGCTCTCCTTTACTGCCGCGCTCGATACATCTCGGCCAGCACCGCCGCGCCGACTTCTCGGCGCTCGTTGTCGGACAGTCCTGCCAGCACCTTCGCCGCCTCGGCGCCGCGCCTGGCGCTATCCGGCACTACACCATCGCGGTAGATGCGGTCCGGCTCGATGCCGATCCCCTTCTCGATGGCGAACACCGTTCCTTTCACCGGTTGCGCCAGCTCCTTCACTCGCGCCAGGTCGGCCTGCGTCTCCGCCAGCGCTGCCTTCGTCACCCCCAACTCCTCCGCCGTCGCCTTCGTCCGGTCGGCCAGCGCTTCCAGCCCTCGGGCGATGCCTCCCGCTAGTTTGGCGATCTCCGGGATGGCCGCCAGCGGCTCGGCTACCGCTGCCGCTGCGCTCTTGGTGATGAACTCCTGTGTCATGCGTTCCGCCAGCAGCGCCTCCACCCGTGTCGTGATGAACTTGGTAAGGTCGGCCTCGGTGGTAAAGGTCAGGGCGAGCCGCTCCGGCGTCACCAGTTCGTGTCCGCCTGCTTGCGCTGCGAAGTCCGCAGTATCGCTCTCCTCGCCGGCCGGGGATCGCGGACCCTGCCGCTCGCCCGTGCCGTTCCTCTCCAGGTTCGCCGGAGTGCGGGTGCCCTCTGGGCGATCCCCGTCCCGATCCCGGTCCGTCTCGTCAGCCAGTGCCTCAAGGCGCGCCTGCACGTCCTGCAGCATCGCCATCACCTCGCCGATCCTGGCTGGGCGGTAGACCACCGCCGGTGCGGCGTCCTGAAAGTCCGCACGGGCAGTCGCCGGGCCCGCTGCCGACCCCGCCGTGGCGGCCTTCTGGGTACCCTCCGGCTGCTCTGCCGCCCCGTCCGGCGCCTGCTCCTGGTCGGTCATAGCTTCACCCTCCTCCCTGCCCCGGACGCCGGAGCAGAACGCACAGCGACAGGTACAGTCCGAATCGGCCGCTGTCGGCCCACACTTGCAGTCGCACCCGGCGACGTCACACTGCGGTTCAGCGGACGTAACATCCTGAACGACCGGGCCGCTGTCACCCAGCTTCCAGGCATGCTCGCCGGCCCGTTTCAGCAGCACGAACCGGGCAGCGTCATTGGCCGGTCGATCCACGATGCTGATCTCGATCAGCTTGCCGCCGGCAATCCGGCCGTTTTTTGCAGTCCCGTCGTAGACGATGCGCGGCGCTTTGATGCCGACCGAAAAGCCGTTATAGACGCCGGCCTGGACCTTGCGCCAGGCGTCATCGTCCACGATCCGGGCTGCCAGGTATGGCCCCGGTTGCGCCAGCACGTCCACCGTCTGCGCCTTACCGACGGCACGCAGCGGGTTGTGCTGTTCCCGGATATTGCCGAACTGCGCCAGCCACGCCGGCAGTTCTCCCTTCAGCCACTCCTGATCCACGATCTGCTCGTCACAGTCGATCGCCGGCGAGCTGACGTAGCCCTCGACGATGCGCTGGCTTTCATCACCCTTTGTCGTGAACGGAATATAGTGGTACGCAATGTCGTCAGGCATTTCATGTCCTTCGTCGTAGGGGCAGGTCCCCGTGCCTGCCCTCCCCGGTGACCCTCACCCCACCTGAAACGCCAGCGCGTCATACTCGGCATCCCAATTCCGCACCATCGCGTCGTGGACGGCCGTTAATGGAATTCGCACCGGCACATGGTCGTAGGACCGGTAACTATCGATGGTGTCCGTCTCCGGCGTGCCGTCGCCATCGAAGTCGACATGGCGGCAGAGGAAGTAGTGCCCGTAGTCGACGCTCTCCGCCAGGCCAAGATCGTTCACCAGCGTCTGCTCGTTGGCGCCGACGATCACGAGCCAATTGCCGTCGCGCAGCAACTGGTCGAACGTCGCCAGGTCGTTCACGCGACCGCCGACGCCGTACCAACGGAGGGTTGCCCCCGTCAGCGCCGCGGCCGCGCGCACGCAGGCCGTCAGCTCCGCGAAGGTGGCCGTCTCCCCCGGCGGCACGTAATCGCGCCCTTTGACCTGGCGGTACAGGTCGTACACGCTCACGCTGTAGCCGGCGCCGGCGAAGACCTCCTGTACGCACTCCGCCCAGCACAGGCGTGTCGGCCCTTGATCCAGCTCGGGGATGGCATCCACCACGTTCATGGGTTGCTGCTTCTTTCTGCGCCCAGAGGCGCTGGAACCGCCGGTCACCGGCGGAACACCAACTGCCGGCGCGGTTCACGTCGTCCGCAGTCCTGCTTCCAGCGGCGTGTCGAAGGTGTGATAGCTCGCCCACTGCGGATCAGCGTTGCCGTCGGCAAAGACGAAACAGGCATACACACTGGGGGCACAACGGCGGCGATACTGAAGCAGGTTGCTCAGCTCCTGCTCCGCCGTGAGTTTGCCGTTGTCGTTCCAGCCTCGGCGCTGCTGCGCGTCTTCCGTGCCCACGTCGTCGGAACCACATTCCCCGATATAGATGGGCCAATCCTTCGGCAACAGTCCTCGCCGTATCGCCTCCTGATGCCGTAAGGCCCACCAGGGTGCGGAGCCGTCGATACTGAGCGACCAGTATTCGTGCAGGTCGATCCCGTCGGGTCGCGCGCCGTCCAATCCGGCCAGCAGCGCGGCCCAGCCCGGCCAGTCCGGCGTCCCCATGCTGAAGCTGCCGAGGACGACCAGACCGCCATAGCCCAGCGCCCGCAACGTTGCCCGGAAGGCCAGATACTGCTCCGCCGTCCGGCTGGTCGCCGAGCACTCGTTGCGAAAGCAGATCGCCTCCGGCGCCGCGCCGCCCGCCTGCTGCAGCGCCTGCCAGACCGTGTGCGCCCAACTCGCGCCATCGGCGCAGTCCCCATCATCGGGCAGGTAGGGCCGGTAGTAGACGAACCGGGCGCCCGCGGCACGGGCCACGGGGATCGCTGCGGCGTCGCATACTTTGACCACCGGCGCTCCTTGCGCCGCCCGCGCCACCGCCGCCGGAGCGCTGCCCGGCAGGAGATGAAAGCCAAAGGCCGGCATGCGTTCCTCCCTATAGGCTGCTCCCCAAGCTGGCGCGTTCCTCGCGTCGCGCTGCCACGCGGCTTTCCGCCAGCTCCTGCTGCACCACGCGCGCTCCCGCGTGATCCTGTGCCGGCGCCGCCGCCGTTGCCGCCGGCTGCGGCTGCGGCGCCGTGCCGGGAGCCCCGTGCAGCGACCCTTGAATCAGGTCCGGCTCGAACAGCACCGACGTGCCGAAGACGAAGATGCGCCCGATGCCCGGCGGTTCGCCGCCGTCCTCTTCCACCGCCTGATCGACCGACAAAGTGCCGTTGCGGATGGCCAGGTCGCGGGCCTGCATCGCCTGCAGGCGGTCTTCCTCATCGCCCATGTCGCGGAACGATGCCTGCAGCTCCGGCGCGTCGAACTCCTGCCAGATCAGCGGGTTGAATATCTCGTCGCAGAGCCAGCGCGTCAGCGGGAAGGTGGACTTCCGCTTGAGCACCGTGGATTGCTCCTCGGCGTAGCCTTTGCCGCCCAGCCCACCGTGTTCCGGCGCGAAGCCCATTTCCTGCGGCGTCACGTCCAGCGCCGCACAGGTCACCTCGACCAGCCAGCGCGCAAACTCCACGCTGAACTCGAAAGTCTTGAAGGCGTGGAAGCTCGTCCCTGCCGGCACCCATTGCAGCTTGTGCAGCGCGCGCGTGTCGCCGGCCATGATGCCGTCCCACCACTCGCGCAACTCCCGCAACTGCCGGGCATCCGTCCCCGGCGGCGCCACCGCCACACCCTCGGGGAGCGTGCCGTCGCTGAAGAAATCGAGCCGGAAACGCGCGTAGCGCAGCGCCTCGTTGATATGCCACAGAAATTGCTCGACTGCTGAGAACCCATAGGGCGTGTGATTGCGGCGGTTCTTCGGCGCGTAGATTAGCTCGTCGGCCCGGAACGAATCCCGCGCCACGCCATACAGGTACTGCTGATAGGCGGGAGCCGGTGGCGGTGGCGTGTCGCCCTGCACGCTCAACAACGGCTTGATCGTGGCCCCGTCCAGCAGGCGCAAGCCGTGCAGCTTGCCGCCCAGCGTCCGCCACTTCCAGATGCTGACGGCGTCGATGACGAAGTAGTCCTCCAACACCCGCCGTAGCCAGCCCTGCCAGGTGTGCTGCCGGTCGGGGAAGGCGAAGAACTCGCGGATGGCGGCAATCTTGGCCTGCTGGTCCTTGACGATCTGCCGCGCCCGCCGCCGGTCCGGGTCGCGCGCCACCACGTCGAACTGCAGCGAGCACAACTCGTCCTTGCGAATCTCGATAGCCTTGCGCAGTAAGTCATAGGTGTCTGCCAGTTGACGTAACGTGGTGAAATCCAGCGGTCGTCCTTCGCCCGGCAGGCTCGGCACGTTCCAGCCGGTCCGGTAGGGGAATGCCCGTGGCTGCCCACTGCCGTCCAGCGGCTCCGCTGCCGGCGGCGTCCCCGGCCCGAACTGCACGCTATCGCCACCCGCCGCCCCGAACTCTCGGTTCAGCCGCGCCGCCTCCGCCGCCAGCGACCGAGAGCTGCCGGCCGGCACCGCGCCGCCCGCCTTGCTCAGGCTGCTGCTTTTCGCCTGTTGCGCCCGCACCCAATCCAGCATGGTTGCTCCCTTCACCCCCGCATCGCCGCCAGGAAACTCGCTACGTCGTTGTTCGTCGTCAGCATCGCCATGGCGCCGCTGACGGCGTCGACCTGGTCGTCGTGCAGGCCGGTGGGGAAGCTCTCCGCTTCGTCCAGGAACTCGCTGATCCAGGCGCCGCGCAGCAGCAGCACGTTGCCGGCTTCGGCCGCCGCGCTCAGTGGGTTGGCGCGAATCTCCTTGCTGCCCGTGGAGCGATGGCCGCGAAAGCTCCAGCCGGCCAGCATCCGCCGGGCGTAGTCGTCGATCACCTTCACGCCACTGCTGCCCGGCTCCTGCTCCATCCAGATGTCCACCTCGCGCCCGTCCAACTCGGCGGTCTGGCGCACCAGCGCTTCCACCCCTTGCGGCGTCGCCCGGATGCGCCGGATGTCGCAGAGCCAGTAGCGCCCCTCCAGTTCGGCCAGCAGGGCGCCACATGTCCAATCCGGGTCCGCTCCGGCCCGCGCTTCGGTAGCGGCAAGGTCCCAGAAACGCACCCGCCGCGCCGCTGCCGGCACAGCATCTACGACAGCAAACCACTCCCGCCGGAACTTGTGGCCCGGCGGCCGGGCGAACCAGTCGCCGTCCAGCAACTGCTGCCGCGTGTAGGGGTCGAGGTCGTGCAGACTCTTGATGTACTCGTCGCGATCCAGGTACGGGTTGTCGTCCAGTGTCGCCGGGATGAACAGCCGATCCGGCCGCCGCTCCGTGATGAAGCGCTGCAGCACCCAGCCGTGACCCGGACCGCCGGGGTTGCTGGCTGCCCGCATACGCAGCGGCACGTTGCTGCCCTTCAGCCGCCGCAACCGGCTGAACAGGTAGCGATATTGCCCTTCCCCGAACTGGGTCAATTCATCGAAAGCAACGAATTGCAGCTCGCTACCTTGGTATCGGTACTTGTCCTTCTCGTGCTCCAGGTAGCCGAACGACACCGTTGCGCCGCTGGGGAAGGTCCACGTCTTCTCCCGCTCGTTCCAGCGCGCGCCGCCCGCCGCCCCCTTGCCGCTCAACCATTCCTTGGAGCGGTCCATAATCGCCCCCGGCAGCGCCAGGTCGGCGTAGGTGCGCCGGAAGAGGATGGCGGCGTAACCCGGCTCATCCACATACTGCAAGGCGGCCATGAGCAAGCTGTCCGATTTTCCTCCTCCAGCCGCGCCGCCAAACAGCGCCTCACGAACGGGCACTGCCAGGAAGGCTGCCTGCTTCGTCGTCGGCGCGTGGGGCACCCAGGGCGAGTTCAGGATCGTCCGTTCCAACAGGGCTTGCGCTCGCTGCAGCGTATCCTGCGAGACTGAGGAAGAGTTTGGCGAAGGCCGCAAAGTCGAACGACCGTCCTTCCTTCGTCATCGGCAGCCCGGCGCCGGCCGTCGTGGCCGGGGCTTCCTGGCGCGTCACCTTCTCCGGCTGGCGCAGACCGCGCAGCATTGCGGCGCGCGCCTGGCCCAGCAACGCTACCAGCGCCGGTGTCACCGTTCCCTGCCCAATCTGCCAGCGCAGTTGCTCCATCACCAGCGCGTGGACCTCCACGCCGCTCTGCACCAACATCGCCTCCACTTCCGCCACCTGCCGCGCCCGCAGCGCCTCGCCAGTTTCCGGCGCAACCTCAACACTCATCGCCGTTCCCATCTTCCCAACTGGTCATCGGGCCGTGCTGAAAGAGAACTAATGTTCTATTTCTCCAGCGTGAGTAGAGTACCCGCCGCTACCAGGGGGGAATAGGGGTCTGGGGGTATAAAATGGGACAGGTTTGGCAGGGGTGGGCCGCGATTTCAGGGACCTGGCTGCCCGGCGGCGTCAGGTGGTGGCGTTCGGCCCCAGGTCCCGCACCCAGGCGCGGGCGCGCCGGATCCAGGCCATATTGCTCAGCATGATACTGTCGCGGAAGAGCCATGCCAGCGCCGCGGCGCTGGCCAGCGGAAACGCCTGGCTTTTGCTTTGCTCGTTGTAGTGGTCGCCCGTCAAGATC